CTGCGAGTCAAAGAATTGCTGTAACCACCGTCGTGAACACCGCGACCACCGTTATCATTACCGCTATCACCATCACCTCTACCACCACCTCCTTGGGGTTCGCCACCTTGAGGCTTACTAGGAGTAGGCTGCAAACCGGGAGGAGGTGTATTGGGGAAGCCCTTACCGCTATCGGTCTCAGGCCCATGTGCGTACATGGTTTGTCCGGGCCCGTAAACAGGACTATAGTATCCCCCACTGGATGGGTAAGTTTCTTTTAAAGGCAATTTGGTATTTAAATCAACTCTTGGAAGAATATTTGATACTCCGCTAAGAATTTTATTTAGCATAACCCCCGGAGCAAGAGCTGTTCCAACCGTCTCTAACCCAGTTTTTACAGCAGTACGAAGAGGGTTAACTACCGCCACTCTTTTATCCAATGCTTCCCGGTCTGGCTTAGATAAGTCAAAGTATTTACTTAGCGACATATCATTACCATCAACACTTAAGTAGTCCTGCTTTGCTTCAAGTGCTGCTTTACGCTCGTCAGGACTGTACCCACCGGGGCCAGTTTTATTTCCATACGGGTCATACACCGGTTCCAAAATCTGGGTAGTCGGCGTGATGGGCTTGGGCATGTATGGGGTGTAGTCCACCTGCGGGGAAGACGTGTGTGTAAACTGCATGGGGTTAGGCCCACGCCCCATCAGGTAGTCATAGATACGGCTGGAGTCGCTGGTGCTCCCGCCTTCAGCCATTCCTTTTGGCTGTTGGTACTCAGGCTCCCGGACACCACCGTATGAACCGGCTGTTCCTGCTTCAGAGGTCACATCCTTGTTGGGGTCTCCGCCAGCTTCATACGCGCCCACCTGCTTGTACTGCCCAGTAACTGGGTCAAATGCGTACTTACGGATGTAACCTTTCTTCTGCTCTGGAGGAGTGTCTTCATCAGGTTCATCAAACATGTCCGCCGCAGCAGGAGCCAAGCCAGCCAAGATAGGGAGACTGCCTTTGAGTACGCTGCCACCGCCAAGGGTAGAAAGTGAATCTATTGGGTGCGAAGCAAAATTACCCGCGCCCGTCCCAACAGCCGCTTGATACTCAGGAGCCGCCATTGCCGCAGTATCCGCACCCGCTGCTCCCAGACCAGCCAAGCCGCCAACCATGCCAGCACCGCCATAGGCCCCAAGACCCGCCATTAGACCTTTGCTCAAGTCTTTGGAGTCCAGCGCGGTGATGCCGCCAACAATTGCGCCTGCTGTCATAGGGTCGATTGCGCCGCCACTGAAAAAAGAAATTCCTGCGCCTGCCACTGCGGGAAGAATACTGTCCAAGAATCCCGCTTCAGGAAGACCCGTCTCAGGGTTTACACTGAGTTGACCGCCATGCTTTTGAGCAAGTGCTTGCAACCCCGCCACTTCCCTGTTGGACATATGGACGAGGGTGGAGTCTGGGCCTCGGCCCTTTTGGGCTAAGTGATTGGCAACAAGTTGAAGGCTCATAAATAGTCCTTAGACGGCGGCTATGGGAAGCGCGGATACGAATGACATTGTAGCGACCACAGAGGCAGTTGAGGGGCGAACTGGGCCAGTGGAAGCTGAGTATGTTTGAATAGTTACGGATGCAAGTGTGGTTGACCAGTAAATCTCTATATAGTCATTTGCAGCCATACTTACGTAGTAATTCCAGCCAGTAATCTGATGCGCCTCTTCACCTGCGGAAGCACTTTTTCTAGCGGGGATGGACACCAAACCAGTTGAACCCGGAATGTCTGTACCGTTTTGGCGCAGCCAGATGCTGATGTCTTGAATTTGGTTATCTGTGTTTTGAAACTGGGCACTGAACTGGAGGTTGTATATACCTGCGTTCTGCACCGTGATTTTGGATGAACTGATGGTGACTTGGTTGCTGAAGTCCGTAGTACCCAGTGCCATTAGGGTGGCGGTATTTGCCGTTGTGGTCTGGTCGGTGAAATCAGAGAACGCGCCATAAGGAGCGCGTAGGTAAGCCCCACCACCACTGTTTAGTAACGAAGCAAAGGCATTATCTAGCTGGTTGAAATACAACCGCAGGACGTTGTTAAATTGACCAACGTAGCTGGGGTCGTAATCAAGCGGAGCAGCAGGCAGGCGAGGCTGTTGCGGGGGCCGCAGGTCTGTTACAAAATTAGCAGCCATTTATCGCCTCCCATCAGGACGCAAATCTATACGAGGAGCGCCAAGCTGCCACTGCGTACCAAGCGTGTTGGAGGTGAGCTTCATCTGCATCTGGCGACCACGGATACGGATATAAATCTGTCCGGTGTATTCATCCACATTGATGACCGACGGGGCGGAGCCAGAGTAATTTACCGCAGCGTTACCGGTCTGGGTAATGCCCGAGCCTGAGTTGTTTAAACCTTGTAGGTACATAGTCACCGCAGGGGTAGTCCCCGCAGTAGACCCACGGAATGTCAGGTCAGGCAGCATCCGGTACACAAACGCAAAGTTGTGCCCATCTCCAATGTCGTACTGGGCGGAAGTGATGGATGCCTCAATGGGCACTGCCGTTCCGGATGTATTGTCATCTACGCCGTACTCGTGATAGACGATATTGTTTACATAGGTTGCAGCCAGCGGGTAGTTTCTGAGCGCAGTGTCCAGCCATGCTGTGCGGGCCATAGAGCCGTAATACCAAATATCTTCTGCGTAGTTGTATATGACGTACTTATCAATGGTCGTACTACCTTGTGAGCAATAAAACCACCATACCTCGTTGAAGCCCTCGTTTGTGCCCGCAAATACTTGGTCAAACTGGGTGATGTTAATGTCGCTGTAAATGTACTGGCGCAAATCGCAACGCAGGGTCTGAACCCGTCCGTCGTACTTGTAGAACTTGTCTTTTCCCATCCAATACGAAACCCCACTGGCATAGGCCGCAGCGTTCATGCTGGCAATAGAGATGTTGTCCGACAGAAGCTGATTGCCCCATACATAAGGTGGCCCAAGGTACTGCAATGAATAAATTGCAGCATCAGTCCATACAAGAACCTCTTGTCGGCTTTGGAGTACGGACTCAATCTTGGAGCCGTGTGATAGCTGTATTTCACCTGCTTGGTTGGTTACAGAAGGAGCCCACTCAACCACGCTCTCTTGATTTGACCAACGCACCGTCATGGGGTCGTAGGTTGTACTACCGTAAGGGTTAGCGCCAAAGCAGAATACAAACCGGCTGCTGTCTGATACCAAGATGGTGTTCTGCTGAGTTGGAACACTGGAAGCGCCAGCCAAGTCAGATACTGCAATACCTCGTGGAGACAGACTGTGGTCTCCCGACCCTGCGGTAGTTGTGTTGATGAACGTCCCAGCTAAATAATCAGCATAGGTTGCGGATAGCTTAAACGTGTCATTGATTGTGCTTTTGGTAACAAAATACCGTGTGTATGGCTTGAGCGGTGCAGGTAGTGCCCCAGTGGTCTGGAACATGATTGCCGTGCCGCTGATGATTGGCGTTGTTGTGTTGGCGGTCAGTGTGCAAACTGCGGGTGTAGCGTTAGTAATCGTTATAGTGGTCGGAACCGCTAGATTGACTGCTGGTGTAGCGTTCCAGTAATACAGTTGTCCCAGCTTGGGGCCAAACACCAAGTCTTGCCCAAAGTTCCACTGCGACCAGATTGCCAAGGTAGCTGTGCTGGCATACCCTAGTCCACCCCAGTTGCTGCTACTCCAAGCGTTAGAACCCCATCCTGCAAAAGCTCCATTTGCAGCAGAACCAAGATGTAGAAGGTAAGCTGCATACACAGCAGAACCACCACCTGAGCCCGAACCGGAAGCTGTAGTGGCTGAAGTGATGGTGTAGGTCGTTCCGGTTGGGACAGTCTTGACCTCGTACTCCCCACTGATGGTCACACCGTTGAATGCCGTAGCGCCCGAGAAGATGACAAAGTCCCCAACTTGTGGGCTGTAATTGCTATCAGTCACCGTGACGGTCGTTGTGCCGTTTGTGGAGAGCGGGCTTGCTCCCAACGTGCTGGTGGTGTAAATGGGGGTGATGTCGTAGTAAACCCCGGTGTTTTCAATGTAGAACTTGTTGCTTGTGCCAACGCCAAGCAAGTTAGCCCCGGTCAGGGTAGTCCAATTCCACAGCGAACGGCACACACCGGTGTAAGTATTTCCAGAAATGCGTCCCCAACCACCCAGCTTCTCGGGCGTACCTTGGCGAAACCGAATCTTCTCCGACTCATACCAACCGCTCTCAAGTGTGTAGCGAGTGTTCTCCCTGTTTATACCGGGCTTGAGGATGACTTTCTGTAGTGGCATGGCAGGTGTTTACACATTGCGTTCAAAGTGCGGGCAGTCTACCAGCGACTTAAAATTTCCGCCCCAACGGTTTTTAGGGTACAGGCCTTCCCAATACGCGCCAATGGGCGCCAGCATGGCCTTGTCCCAGATGATTTTTCCGTCCTTGAAGAAGTTAAGGTCGATGGCGCAACGCTTAAGGTGGATGGAGTTCATGGTCTTGCTGCGCCCCGTCTTGAAATAGATAGCTTGCTGCTCTGGAGTACGGGCAAGCTCCCCGCCGGTGACCATAAAACCTTGGTCTGTGGCGTACTGCACCAGCTTGCAGAAGTCCAGCAAAAACGCTGCTTGTTCAGTGCTTAGGCTCATTTTGCGCTCCTCATCTCAGCTAGCTTCTCGACGGTACGTCCACCAAAGTAAGCGCCCATTATCAGCATCCCCCAATTTCCTAGGAGAGTTACGTAGCTCTCGTTGGCGTTTAAACCGTAAGCCGACATCATGGCAAACAGGAAATAACCGCAGAAAATAGCAATCAGGCTCATGGGACGAATGTTTTTGGACAGCCAAGAATCGCTAGACATATCTGCCTGCCAGCGGTCTGTGATGTTGTCAGCATCGTTCTGAGCAGCTTTAGCTAGCATCTCCATTTCAGCCAGTTCCATCTTGGCTTTTTCAATGCCTAGCTCAAGCAGGCGTTCTTCATGGTCATATTGAAGCTGCCGCAGCTTGGCAACGTCTTCGGGAGTCGGGTTGTCGGGAATTTTCATGCCCAAAGTGTTCTCTACGACTTCTTTGCCCTTGGCCTGAATAGCCGAGGACAACAGCGTCAACCCATTTTCAGCAAGAGTTCCCAGCAATGCACCGAGTATTGGAATCATCAGAAGCCCCTATTCGTTATAACGTGAAATGCCACACTGACCAATGGAACGATGATAGCGGAAGCACCGGTAATCCACAACGTGTTCATAATGATTGTTACTTTCATCTCTTTGTCCTTCTGCTTGCGCTCTGCGTCTTCTCTTTCCAGCGTGTTGCGTTCCTTAATCATCCGTGTCCGTTCTGCCATCATCTCTTCCCAGACCTGTGCGTTCCCGCTGTAAAAGAGTATGTCCTTCAATTCCTTCTCGTGCTCTCTCAGCGCCTTTGAGGCCATTGCTATTTGGAGTGCTTGAGAGCTTATCTGTGCATCTGTCTTTCCAATTGAAGCAATTCGCGCCTTGGTGCTTGCTAAGTGGACGGTATCAGCCGCCGCATAGAAACTGGAGAACTCCTTGTAAAGACCGTGTATGTCCTTCCCCAAGGCAATCGCTTTTTTATACCAGCTACCGCGCCTTGCGCCATTGCGAAGGCTGTGAATGGGTCAATCATCAGGACAACTCCTATTTCTTGTTCACCACCGCCCAGCGGCAGATACGCCCGTCTTTGTCCACAAACTCGTTCGCGCTTGGCTTGTCATCTTTCTTAGGGATGCGGCAGACCAGCACCGTTTTTGTATCGGTATTGGGCCACGGGCTATCAGCAGAAGCGAGTTGGTCAAGCACGTTGGCTACTCGTACAGGATGTTGATGGAACCAGCGTCGTAAGTATCGGTTCCACTTGATGTACTAAGCCGAATAGCAGTTAACGCACCGCCAGAAATGGTTTTTGAACCGCCGGACATCACAACTGCATTATTCCCGTTTCTAGACGTAACGCTAAATATTGTCCAAATATTTCCTGACACATTCGTTAAAACAATATTCCCAGAGATAGTGTCAGTAATTGCTGCTAATCCATTACTGTAACAAAATGCTGTAGTTATATTGGTGGAAAATATAATACTTGACGCAATGGTAACTCCACCAGAATTGCCAGAATAACCAGTATTTTCAAATGTAGGAGTTGCTCCGTAACCAAGCTGGCAAATGAGAGTTGGTGTGGTTGAACTTACTGATATTGCATTAAGCATCACTGTAATGCGCTTTACCCAAGATGGGATGCCGGTGAAATCCACGTTGGTCTGTGTGGTCAGGGTGACCGCAGTACCCGAAGTCAAATAGCTTGCGCCAGCGACTAGGCCGGAGCCAAGCGTCTTGTTTGTAAGCGTTTGGGTGTCAGTCGTACCGACAACAGCACCGGCAGGGTTGCCAACGCCACCAGCAGGGAATGTGACCCCAGATGTTCCCGAGATAGTCGTTGCCATTATGTCCCCCTAATCAAATGACCATTGAACAAAGCGTTAGCACCGCCAGCGCCACCATAACTAGTAGCTGTAGAACCCGGGATGGTACTTGCTGTGCTAGCCCACACATAAATTTCAACATAATCTGTCGAGCCATTAAAAAGTATTGGCAAAGAGATTGACCCCGGCATTCCCCCGTTTGCAAGACTGTATGTTGGAGCCCCTTTATAAATACTTCCGTTTTTATAAATAGCTATACTGGCTGCAGTTCCACTTGCCCCAACACTAAAAGCAACTGACGAAGTAATTTGATAGTACCCAGCGACTGTTGGCGTGAACCGATAATTGGTCGTGGGGTCATAGTTGGAATTGGTATCAAAATCTTCTGCATTCATTGTCACTTTCGTCCACGTTGACGCAGAAATGCTTTGGCTGCTTCCGTTAAAGTACGCGCTGAATGCGGGGCCGGTAGCTTGAGTAGCTTGAGTCCCAAGTATGTACCAAGTAGTTCCAGTAGCCCTATACACATACGATACAGCTTGTTTTGCGCTCAATAAAGTAATTGCGTTGTTAATAGTCGCGCCATTACCCGCCATCGTGAGCGCAGTGATTTGCTGAGTGCTGCTGAACGTGATGGTCATGCCATCCGCAGGCGAGGCGGGCATCGTGATAGTGCCTGTAGCTAATGTGCCAGCAGGGTTCATCACCAGCACCTGAGTGCCAGCAGCAAATGTGTAGGTAAAGCCTGTCGTTAAGACTTGGTAATCGTAGGACTGAAGCAGCCCGTTTGTTCCTGAAATTACAGCGGTCATGGTGTGATGGCTTTCAGTTCGTCAAGAGTTGTAGCCGCATCAGCTAATTGGGTAATGTCCCGCAGTCGCTGTTTCTCAGCAACAATTGCGGAAGTGTCTGCGTTAGTTTCTAGTGCCCGCTGAAACGCTACATCTTGTGCCGCAAGCAGTGGTGCGCGTTCTTCGCGCAAGCGGGTCTTAGTGATTGCCCTAGCCTTGTCCATGTTGACGGTAATCATGCTGCGTACTCCCATGCGTCACGGAATGTGCGGTCTGTTGGAATGTCGGCGACATCCACAATCTTGTATGGCTTGCCAGCGGGTACGTCCTTGGCGGCAATTTCTTCAATTGTTAAACCACACTCAGGCGCAGGAACAATGATGGCAACACCATCGTCTGTTGGATAAATGATTCTTGAGTTCATGGTTGTCCTTTAGCGAATAACTTGTAACGTAACGCGGCTTACGTCTTGCGAAGTGCCAGCACTGTTAGTTGTTCGAGTTCTTAGCGCAGATACAGTGGGCGTATTGTTAAATACGGGATTTAAAACCCTGTCATTGGTAGCGCCATCGTCTCCGCAACCCCCACTAGCTGCATAATTTGCGTCTGCCATAGCAGTCGTAAAATTCAGTGTGTAGTCACCAGTTCCATTATCCGTAATGCTGCTCACATTCCCACTTGCACGGATTGCAACAGTGCCTGTGCCGTTGAAATTCACCCATGCACGGCAAGGGTAGATGGGCGCTGTGCCCGACACAGTAGCAAATTGCGCTGAATCAATATTGGGTGTAGTCAGCGTCTTGTTCGTCAACGTCTGCGTAGCGTCTGTGCCTACCAGCGTGGTGGTAGCCGTAGGCAGTGTGGCAGTGTAGCTACTGGCGCTGTTGGGCGAGGCGATGGTGAATACACCAGCCCCCGCTGCATTGCCTTGGATTGCGACTGAACTCATATGTTCTCCTTAGACAATAGACCAGACAGAGCCGGTAGGCACGGTCACCGTAACCCCGCCTGCAACAGAAACAGGCCCGAATGTACCGGCGTTGTTGTTGGTGGTTATGGTGTAGTTGGTGTTAACGGTCTGACCATTCTCATAGAAAATCTGGTCGGCTCCACCGCCTGTAGCACCGCCGCTTCCTGAGACCTTGATGAAGTCCGAGCCGTTCCATGTGCAGATTGCCGAACTGCCCGCTCCGATGGTAACCCCGGTGGTAGGCCCAGTACCGCACAGCTTGATGGACTGTGTGCTGGAGGTCTTGTTGACAACGATGTAGAACTGACGGCTACCTGAAGATGCTGACGGGGCAATGATGGTGCGGGTTGCCGTGCCCCCAGCAGTCCAAAGGATGACTGCATATTGGGAAGATGTGCCACTGAGGGATGCATTGGTGGTCTTGGTAAGCGTTACGTCTGCGTCAGTGCTGATGGTGTTCGTACCAGCCACCGCTGCATCAAGATAGGCAGTGATGTAGTTGTTGACCGTGTCTCCCCATTGCCCGGACAGTTCGCCCGTTACAGGAAGCGCAAGGCCTAAGAGAGAGGTGTAGGAAGTTGCCATGTCATCATTCTCCAAGAGAGGGAATCTTCATCCCATTCATACATATTGTCGTTCACGGGCCGCTCCACTGGCGGTTGCCATAGGCAGGTGTCTTCGTTCAGCGTCCAGCTATTGTAGGGCTTTGGCGGTATAAACGCATCCCTTTGGGTATCGTAAACGTAGCCAAGTCCAGCGTAGTTTTTGCGAAATGGTGTGCCACCTAAGACATGAACACCCCCATAGGTGTTGTAGCTGGTGCGCTTCCAAACTTTTCCGGTCTCGTTTTGGTAGATGGCTTCCCCGTCATAGGGGTAGTCAACGCCTACGATTACCCGCAAGACCACATTGTTTTCATCAAGTTCAGCAAAGTGTGCCATGATTAAAAAACTATATTTCCTGTGCCAGCAGTGAATTTATACACTTTGTATCCAGCGCGTGATGCTGTATCAGAAACAGTATTCCCAGCAGAACCATTACAGGTCAGTCCAGCAGCTACAGAGACTAAGTCTGCATATATGTTTGAGTAGGCAAGTATTACTACTCCAGAACCTCCAGCACCAGCAGTGGTAGTGTCATGCGCCCCGCCCCCTCCGCCACCTGTATTTGCAGTTCCTGATGTGGCAGCATTAATTGATGTGCTTGCTACTGTCTGAGATGCACTTACGTTATATGTCCCAACCCCCCCAGTACCTGTACCAAAAGATGTAATAGTAGTACCTGCGGTTACTCCTGAGCCATTAAGAACTTGACCAACAGCAAGATTCTGCGTGCCCGCAACCGTAACTGTCATAACAGTCGTAGCTATTGAAGCGGTCACCGTTATCATGCCAGCTCCTCCGCCACCAGCGCCACCTGCACCAGCGCCTGCGCTAAAGTTTGAGAAGTTTGTACCACCCCCTCCTCCAGCGTATGTGGTTGCAGTTCCAGTGATGCTTGAGCTAGTACCTGCGCCGCCCGCGCCTGATTGATTGGCGCTTTGTGCCTGTTGTCCCACAGCCCCTGCGCCGCCTCCGCCGCCCGCAGATACTGTTGATGTTACCCATCCGCTGGTAACTGTTCCGCTAATAGCACCTACTGTCGGCGCTGCGCTCAAGTTGTACGTGCCTGTTCCGCCAGTCCCTGTTCCAAAAGAAGCAATCGTAGTATTTGCGGTTACGTTTGTACCAAAAACACGTTGACCGACTTGGATTTGTCCGGTTACAGTACCTGATACCGTTAAAACCGTAGTGCTTACAGGACACGCGCCCGTATACGATGCTCCATTACCGCCACCAATATTTCCTTGAGCGGTTGCTGTGCCACCTAAATTTATTGCGGAACCTGAACCACCAGCGCCGCCACCAGAAGCGCCGTTTCCACCTACTGCAATGCTACCAAAACCACCACCCGTAGCTGTAATAGAACTAAAAACGCTGCTATTACCAACCCCTCCATTACTACCGCCACCACCAGCAGTGCCCCCAGCTCCAACAGTAACTGTAATATTTGCGCCAGCAGTTACAGCAAAACTAGTAGCTGTCGTATACCCGCCTGCACCGCCACCACCGCGACCACCGCCACCTCCACTACCAACAACTAAATAATCTACCGTAGGTGTACTGCCAGAACCGGGCCAAGCATTACCCTGTCGAGCTTGCAAAACTTCAGTCTGATTCCAAACGCCAAAAGCAGCCGCGCTACTTGAAGTAGCTGCTGTAGAAGACTTGATGGAGCCTTTATAACGCTGCATTAGGTGATAGCTTCAAAGGAAACAACAAACTGAAGGGCGCTACCAGTATTGGTAAAAACCCCTAGCGATTGGGTGTCAGTAAGGTAGAACACACTGCTCTTGTCCGTAACCACTACCGATGCGCCTGCCGGAACTGAGATTCCATACGCAATGAAATAAATGGTGGACGATGAGAACGTGGCAGAATTTCCGATTGCAACGTAGCAAGTAGCTGCCGATGCAGTGACGTTTGTAGCTGTAATGTTATCAATCTTGTTCACCGTACCAGACGCTGGAGTCAGGCCGGTCAGCGCAGTGCTGCCGTTGTATGTCCATGAAACAAAACCGTTTGCTGCGACAAAGCTAGTAGTGGATGCCGTTGGGATTGCATACCCGGTGTTCCCCGTGATGGAGGACACATTGAGCATATTGGGAGTTGCCATACGATTCCTTTAGATGCCAAACACCATTGCCATGATGATTGCTTTGCCTTCTGTAATAGAGACACTAGCAGGGTAGGTCACAAACACTGTTACGGTTGCACCAAATGTACTGACTGCGGCATTGCTGTTACTAGACGAGATTATGGTGGTGCGGGTCAGGGTTGGGCCAGAGGTTGCATATGTACCAATCCCCACTTCCCAGTTGGTTCCGTCATTTGCGGAATAGTACGTAGTGTTGGTGTCACCAATGACAGAAAAGTTCTGGTAGCCAGTAGAGGTCGTGCCTAACGTGAAGCTGACAGTCGTGTTGGCTGTAGCTGATACCTGTACGCGGTCTGCTAAAACAAGTGCCATTTATAACCCTATGTCGTTTCAACCAATTCCCATTGGTCGGTCTGCGCGTTGTCCATTGTACCCCAGCCCGGTGTCTGAGTAGTACTTGTATTACTAAAACTGGAACTCTGCGCATTGTCAATCGCTGCCCAAGCTGCGGTCTGTGCGTCATCAATATTCTGCCAGTTTGCGGTCTGGCTGTCATCAATAAGCTCCCACAACAGTCGGAGAGAGCCCGCGTACCCCGAGGCAGAAACCCCGGATAGCGCCATAGTGATACCAAACCCAATGCTGCCAACTTGACCCTCTGCGGACACAGTGTTGATACTGAGCGGTGGAACCATAGTCCCCACACCACCGTCGGCCTGAACTCCAGTAAGAGCTACTGTTCTGATAAAACTGACAGTACCTACTGCTCCATCGGCAGAAACCCCGGTCAGTGCCAAAGACCGGTCTGCGGTAACTACCCCTACCAATCCTGCCGCAGCTACACCAGATAGCGCAATTGACCTGCTTGCTGTTACTGTACCGACTGCACCCGAGGCTGCGTTCCCTGTCAGTGGGATATTTACAGCAGGGGATTCTGTCCCAACAAGTCCAGAAGCAGATACCCCAGTAAGCGCCAGCGTTAAGCTGTACGTTACAGACCCTACGGAGCCACTGGCTTGAACCCCAACTAGCGCAAAAGACCTAGACGGGGTTACCGTCCCAACAGCCCCAGAAGCCTGTACGCCCGTGAGAGATAGAGAGGAAGCGTAAGTAACAGTGCCAACAGTTCCAGAGGCTACAACTCCAGTGATAGGGATTGTTACGCTTACAGTTTGAGTTCCTGCAAGGCCAGCGGCCTGAACTCCGGTTAGGGCTAGTGTTCTACTTGTAACTACTGCCCCAACTGAGCCAGAAGCCTGAACCCCTGTAAGGGCAAAAGACTTGTCTACCGATGCTATTGAACCAGTTGACCCCGTTGCTGCTACGCCGGATATTGACCGGTCATAGGAGATGCTTACAGTAAGGTTCGGGGATACGCCGCCCCAGCCGTAATCGCTCCAAGCCCCAGTGCCCCATGCGTAGTTGACTTGGGCTTCTGCACTGACCCCTGTAAGGGCAATTGATACGCTTGTGGAGACGCTTCCAGTATTACCTGTAGCTTGAACTCCAGATAACCCGCCCGCAGCCGTGGCTCCAAACGGCGCAGCGGAAAACGGGTTTATACCAAACATGGTTTACACGGCCTATAGCCGCCCCGCTATTAGGTTGTAGCCAGACGCAACAGTGCAGTCGTCGTGGTATTGGATGGCATTGTCAGAGTCAACGTACCAGCAGTGATGGTCTGCGAGGAGAACGTATGGACGCTGATAGCCTTGTTACTCTGGGTAGAGTTGTAAATCAACACCGTATCAAACGCAGTGGTCAACGTGACGGTGGTGTATACCAAGCTGGCAGAGGGAGTCCAGTACCCCACTCCAGCCGTTGCCGACGAGTTGGTAGATGTAGGCGCAGTTGCATTGGTTACCGTAATACCGCCAGCCGTGTAGTTGGTTCCTGATACCTCACCAGTAACCGTGTAAACCGTAGTGGCTGCATTGATGGTTGCCGAAGCAAGGTACAAGGCCGCTTTGAGAGTATCCGTGGTGGGAGAAGTCAAGCTACCCCGAGAAACAATGGTGGAAGTACCAAGCTGGTGCTGGCCCAGCATCAGTTCCCCAAGGAACGAAGTACACATCGATTGGGTGTTTGCCACAGTAATTCCCCTTAAAAGGTTGCAGTTTCGCCACCAGCAAAGCTGGGGATTTGTTTCAACGTCACATGAGCAGAGCGGTGAACAAGCTCACCATCCAGCCAATACTCATCCCATACGGTCAGTTCGTTCTCGTTGTCAATAGTTCCAGTGCGGTGCTCCAACAGGGAGTCATCCATATCGCCTTTGGTTGTAGTAACAATCAATTTGAACTCCTGATAAGTGCAGTGGTCGCCGTGTTGGCGGGCATGGTGATTGTAAACGTAGTGGTCGAGGTTTTATCTGCACCAAAGTCAATGACTGCGATGGACTTGTTGCCTTGGGTCACGTTGTAAATCAAAGCGCACCGGGCTGTAATCGCCCCTGTCCAAGATATGTTTGCCCAGTTTACATAGGCTGTGTAGTCCGAAGAACTGATGGCAACCCCAGTCAATGCCTGCCCACCAGCCGTGTAGCCGGTAGCCACTACCTCGTTGGTTGCCGAGTAGACCGTAGTGTCTTCGTTCAAGTTGGCGTTACCGGTATACAGAGCAATGTAAATACTGTCCGTGGACAGGTTATGGACGGCCTGATACAACTCCTTCTTGAAGCTGGTGGTCTGCGTCTGGACAATGCTCATGCCGCTACCTCAAAGCTGTTGGACTTGCGGCGGTTTTCAGCTTGAGTAACAACCTGTAGGTTCCAAGGAGTGTGCAGTCCTGAAACTGTTTTTCCCCGCAATGGAACAATATGGTCTACTTCCCAAGGAACTCCAAACATTTTTGTACGTAAAGCTGCAAGTTCATACGCCTGCTCAATCATCCAGTAGTCGTCAGGGGACATCCATTTAGGTGTAGCCTGCGTTTTAGAAGCGTACCTACGCGCTGTTCTTGCATTCACTTTGGCTGCGTTTTGTTTGGCCCATTGATTGCATTTAGCGTTGTGCTTTGCGCGGTTTTCTGCAACCCATTTGACGGCCTTTGCCACAATGTGCGTTTGATTTTTAACATGGTGAACTTGCATGTAGGCCGCTACACATGATTTACAAATATTGCGATAGCCGTCCTTGCGCGTTGCATCCTTATGGAACAACCCATAATCTTTGCTCGTTGCGCACTTGGTACAAGTTTTCACTATCTGATTCCGGTATTTTGGGGCAATGGTGCTTCCCGATATTGCCCGCTACGGTAGGCATCGCTTCGTTCAAGCCCGTCACCCAAACGCTTGGCAAGCGCCAACGCTTCTTTATACTTGGTATCGTACAGCACGATTAAGTCTTGTTCACCTTTCATAAAAGTGTAGGCTTCAACCAAACTTCCATAAAGCAAGACCGTATCAAAATTATCCCCTAGCCACGTTGTGCCAGCGGTAGTAATAGATTCAGGAAAATAGTAGTAGTGCAATTCCGCAGAGTAGGCTGCATCTGGCGTAGGCCCAAGGATGAACGTTAGTTCTGTGGTGATAGTTGTACCGGACACAGCGGGGCCAAATAGGGCGTAGTACTTGGGAGTCCCAGTATCCGATGGGGTTGGATACGCTTCACGGATAAAGTTCACATCCTTGTTCAACAGGAACGTGAACGGGCCAGAATCAGTGTAAACAGCTATAGAGTAAGTTGCAAGGAAGTCATTGGGTGCTGACAAGTACTTATTGCCAGATGTGAGTACGCCCGTCATGTTCTTGCGCAACGATGGAAACTGCACCGAGTTGTAGATGCGTTGCTCCGCTTGCTCAATGAAACGGTTAATCTGAGCCGTAGACGAGACCGTAGACGAATCCGCAAGGGTAATCGTCGGAAAGTTATTTTCCGTATAGGTTTCTATCGCCGATACAAGCTCAGAATAGTTCATGCCATCGGGCCTCGTGCCATCACGCCCTTGGTAGCTGCGCCAGTTCCACGGATTTTGATACCAGTTGTCTTGGTCTGTTCATCACCAGCAGACTTGCTGTACTGACCTA